ATCGAAAACGTATCTTCAAAATAGTAGGTGTTAATTTTGAGATTAAGTTTTGTAGAGCAGAACAAATGCTAAAAGAATCTTTACAAAACGATGCTGTTCAAAAGAAACTAAAAATGGTTGAAATGATGATAAGAGCTTTTGAACAATTAAATATTAAATGTGAAGAAAGTGGTTATATCCAAATACAACCTAATGCTAGATGTTTTAACTTTGATAACAAGACAGCTTTGATTTGTGATACTGATGCTGATAAACCTGTATTAGAAAAAATACATAAGGATGAAAAAGATATGGTGATATTTAGTGTAGAAGAATTATTAAGATGTTTACCTAAAGATTTTATGCAAGCAAAAGTATTACTATCTAAATTAGATAAGTCAGTTAATTTTCAGAAGGTTGTGTTTGAAAAAGATAAAAATAAAATAAAAAAAGAGCATAGTGTTGATAAAAAATCATATCAATATCAGGTTCAAGAAAACCTTAATAATTTTGTAAAAATAACGTTAACAGATAATGACATTAACAAAGTTTATGAATTTGCTGAAAATTGGGTTAAAGAGAAAGCCAAAGAGATGCATCATCAAAGTGACCCAAACGCTAGAAAAAAAAGAATTATTACTGGTCATAGTGGTGAATTAGCTGTAGAAAAATATTTAAATAAAAAATTTATTGATTGGACTGTTGGAAAATCTAAAAATTATACTGGTTCAGATTTATCTAAATTAGGTTTGAAATTGGGTGTTAAAACATCATTAAGAGGTAAATATGTTCTAGTTGCAAAAAAAAGTAATGAATCACAAATTATTGTCATAAAAGACTACAATCAAAAAGATTTTTATATTTGTGGAGTAGCTGATAAGAGTATTTTAAATAAATATACTGACGATTCTTTTGTTATTGATGAGAATGCTAAAAAAAGAAAAACAGCTTTTTATGGATATAGATATTTAAAACCAATAAACAAATTAAAAGAGTTTTTAGAAAATGTCTAAGTGGCATGGTGGTAAAGGTTCAAAGCGTAGACCTGAAGATAAGAAAAAGATAAATGCTAACTGGGATAATATATTTAAGAAGGAGAAGAAGGATGCCAATAAAGCTAAAACCAAGTGCAAAGATTAGAGATAGAGCTACAGGTAAGACAACTACTGAGCATTACTATCTGAAGTGTATGACACTGAAAGAACTTAATGATTACATTGAATCACCAAGTGCTAAGAAAAAGGTCATACAAAAATGTAAGAATGAAATAATAAGGAGAAATAAATGAATGACCCAGTCCATCACCCAGCTCATTACAACAACGCTAAAGGTGGCGTAGAGTGTATTGACTATATAAAACAACAATTAGGCAGGGATTTCCCTGCTTATCTTGAAGGTAATGCAATTAAGTACTTGCATCGCCACAAATACAAAGATGCCAATATACAAGACTTACAGAAGTCTGTTTGGTATATTAATAAGTTAATAGAACATTACGAAAACTTATGAAGATAGATAAACAAAAATTAGAACAAAAGATTAAGGAAGGAAAATCATCACATGATATTGCTATGACTTATGATGTGCATCCATCTACTATCAGAAGGAAAGCTAAAGAGTTAGGACTTAAGTTTCAAACACAATCACATTGGAGAAAGGGATGACTGTAACAGTTCAGATTAAATCTAATGAGAAAGAACTAAAAAAGAAGATGGGATTGTTTCAAAGAAAGAAATTGCCTATTGCTACTGCTAAAGCTATTAATGAAATAGGTGCAAAAGTTGTTAATGCTGAAAGAGCACAAATACAAAAGAGATTAGATAGACCTACTCCTTTTACAATTAAGTCAGTTGATATGCCACCTAAGTTTAGAGCTAAACCAAATGATTTATCTGCATTAATATTTATTAAAAAGATTGCTCAAGATTATCTTAAATATGTCTATCAAGGTGGTATAGAAAGACCCAAGAAGTCTAAGATATTCGCACCTGTTACATCTGCTGGTGGTGAAAGATTGAACAAGCATGGTAACTTGATTGGATTAAGAGCCAAGAAAGTAGATAACAGAAAAGATTTATTCTTAAATAGAAATGCTTTATGGAAGAGAGAGAATGATGGTGGATTAAAACTTATAGCTGTTGCTAAGCATTTTATTAAGCATAGAAAGTTATTAGATTTCTTTAAGATAGGATTTGGTGTAATCAAAAAGAATTACGATAAAGAATTAGATAAACAAATAAAGAAAGTAATAAGATGAATGTAGCTATAGACTATGACAATACATATACCTTAGACCCTGTAGCTTGGGATAAGATAATAAATATATTATTAGAATCTAATCATAAGGTTTATTGTGTAACCAAGAGGTATGAAGCTATAGCTGAGGACATAAGAGATGCATTAGATATTCCTATTATCTATGCACTAAAATCTAAACTAGAAGCAGTGCAATCAGAAGGCGTAGATATTGATATTTGGATTGACGATAGACCACATTCAATAATGCCTTACAAAGCTCTTAAACAGGCTCACAATCCCTTTAAATACAACAAGTGGAGCAGATAAACCCTATGTCTAGGTTCTTTGTAGCAGAGCAAACCAACGAAGGTTGCGAGTTTTTTTATTTTTTAGACTGTACAAAAATTAAACAACCTTATTTTTTATAAAAATGGCAACACAACGAGAGCTGGCTGAACATTTAGGAATGACCCCACAATCACTAAGCGAACTAGTGAAAAAGGGCATTATTACAGTAAAGAAAGGCAGGTCACCAATAGATTTAGATTTTAGTAGAATTGAATATATCAACCATCTAAGAAAGAACGCGAATCATTTTAAAAAGGGTGGTAGTAATGGAGATATAGTCGAAGAATCTACAAGGCTGAAAAAGTTTCAGGCTGACAAAGCTGAATTAGAAGTCAATCAATTAGAAGGCAAGTTAATACCAGCATCTTTAGTCACTGAAACTTGGTCTGACTTTGTAAGTAATGCTAAGGCTAAATTATTAAATATACCAACTAACTTAGCTCATCAAGTATTAGCTGCTGATAATTTTAATGAAGCAGAAGAATTAATTAAAAGAAGTATATATGAAGCATTAGAGGAACTATCTCAAAATGGATTACCGAGAGAATATGCAGAAAGTACTAACTCAAGTACAAAATCTGTGGAAACCACCGACTGAATTAAAGATATCAGAATGGGCTGATGAATACAGGTATTTATCTCCTGAATCTTCTGCTGTAAGCGGTAAATATAGAACTGATTATGCACCTTATCAAAAAGAGATAATGGATGTATTTAATGACCCAAATATAGAAAAGGTAGTTTGGCAAAAGAGTGCTCAGGTTGGTGCAACTGAGATATTGAATAATGTCATTGGCTATTACATACATATGCAACCATCTCCTATCTTAGTTATGCAACCAACTTTACAAATGGCTCAAGCATACAGTAAGGAAAAATTATCTAATATGCTCAGAGATACTCCAGTTCTAAGAGAAAGAATCAATGAACCTAAATCTAAAGATAGTTCTAATACGGTTTTGTCTAAAAAGTTTGTGGGTGGTACAACCTTAAACATGGTAGGAAGTAATAGTGCTGCTTCTGTAGCTAGTAGAAGTATTCGTGTTTTGTGTATAGATGAGGTTGATAGGATGGAAGCTAGTGTAGGAAGTGAAGGAGACCCTGTTCTTTTAGCATCAAAACGTACACAAACATTCTTTAATAAGAAGATATATCTATGTAGTACCCCAACTGTTAAAGGCATTTCAAGAATTGAAGCTGCTTTTGAAGAAAGTGACCAGCGATATTACTATGTTCCATGTCCTGAATGTAATCATAAACAAACTTTGAAATGGTCAAATGTAGTTTGGGAAGAGAATAAACCTGAAACTGCAATTTATACTTGCGAAAATGGATGTGTTATTGATGAATCAAAGAAATACTGGATGTTAAAGAATGGAGAATGGAAGGCTACAAGAGAAACAAAGAAAGTGGCTGGATTTCATCTAAATGAATTATATTCTGTATTTAGTACATGGGGTTCAATGGCAGAAAACTTCTTAGAAGCTAAAAAGCAACCTGAAATGTTAAAAACGTTTATAAATACATCACTGGCAGAGACTTGGGAGCCTGAACCTGAAGAAGCAGTAGAACCTGAAGGACTAATGGCTAGAAGAGAAAGCTATGACTTAGAAACAATACCTGATGAAGCACTTGTTTTAACTTGTGGTGCTGATATTCAGAAAAACAGAATAGAAGCTCAGGTTGTTGCTTATTCACATGACTATGAAATGTGGGTTGTTGATTACAAAATCATTTATGGCAATACAGGTCAAATACAAGTTTGGAATGATTTTGATAAATATTTGCAAAGTAAGTTTACAACTCATTCAGGAAGAACTATGACAATAGCTTGTACTACTATTGACTCAGGTTTCCAAACACAAATGGTTTATGCTTTTACTAAAAACAAAAAGGGTAGAAGAATATTTGCAATCAAAGGTCAGTCTCAAAGTGGTAAATCAGTTGTTGGCAAACCAACTAGAGTAGGAAAAGAAAATAATATTTTATATCCAGTTGGAAGTGATACTGCTAAAGAGGTAATTTATTCAAGACTTGCATCTGAATATGGATATTCTACTTTGCATTTTCCATCAACAGTTGATGAAGAATACTTCAAACAACTTACAGCAGAGCAGAGATTTGTTAAATTTGTAAAAGGTAGAAAAACTTTATACTGGAAACAGGTAAGAGAACGAAATGAAGCTCTTGACACGATTTGTTACTCATTAGCAGCTTGTTATATCTTGAATCCTAACTTCAATTTGATAGAACAAAGGTTATTAACAGGTAATGCACCTGAGCCTGATAAAAACAGAGCAAACCCCAATAAACCTGCTAGAAAGACTATAAATAGAGGTAATTTCGCTACTTCTTGGAAATAGAAGAAACTTTAGTTTTAATATTGACAATAACCTATTGCACATTAGTGTTAGATGTAGATATATCTAAAACATTTATGAGGTTTTTGCTTGAGCAACAAATTTGATTCAACAAATTATCCACCCCAAGTTCCTACTGAACTTCAGTTGGGAGACTATTGGGCATGGAAAAGAGAAGATTTAGCTAACGATTATCCAGTAGCAGATTATTCATTATCTTATGAATTTAATCTTGTAGATGGAAGCACTGCTTCTAACTTTACATTAACTGCAACTGAATCAGGTGATACTTACCTAATCGAAGCTAGTAATACAACTTCTTATGCAAAAGGAAATTATAATTGGGTATCTTACATTACTAGAACTTCTGATTCTGCAAGAGTTAAGTTAGAAGAAGGTTTTGTAGAAGTCCAAGATAATTATGCAACCACATCTGCTTCAGTTAGAAGTCATGCAAAGATTGTTTTAGATAGCATTGAAGCAGTTATTGAGAACAGAGCAAATATTGACCAATCATCTATGTCTATAGCTGGTAGGTCTTTATCAAGAATGTCTATAGACGAACTATTAACTTTTAGAGATAGATACAAAGCTGAATATCTTAAAGAAGTTAAAATACAAAGAATTAAAAATAAACGTGGGTCAGGAAATACTATTAAAGTAAACTTTGGTAGAACTACTGGCTCTAATCCTAAGAGCTACACATAATGGCATGGTATAACAGAATATTAGGCGTTAATGAGCCTAAGAAAAAGAAAAGACAAGCATACAGAAGAAGCTACACTGGTGCTAACACTGGTAGATTGTTTGCAGATTTTGTTACCACATCAACAAGTGCTGATGCTGAAATAAAAGATAACATAAGAATACTTCGCGATAGAGCGAGAGAATTAGCAAGAAACGATAGCTATATTTCAAGATATCTAAACCTGATGATATCTAATGTTATCGGTAAGCATGGCATAAGAGTTAGCTCTAAGGCTAGGAACGATAATGGTTCTTTAGACATTGGAGCTAACCTGCTCATTGAACGTGCTTGGAAAGAATGGGGTCAAGTTGGCAACTGTACAACTAATGGAAGATTATCATTCTTAGATTGTCAAAAAATATTTGTT